TATTTAATAGTTTGTGTACCAAGTGTCATACATACTTTTATAAATTTATCTATTTTTTATTGAGATATATTCTTTTGTTTTATTGTAAGAGTTATTATTCTAAAAATAAATACTTTCATCTAATGGCATTTGGTACAGAGATTATTAAAAAGAGGTTAAAATGGAAATAGAAAAAGATATTACATTTAAACAATTAGTAAATAGATTAGAAGAATTAAGACATGAATACGATAGGTTTTTGTGTCTTTTTTTTGACATTAAAGATAGAATAAAATATAGAAAAGAAACAAGAGATTTATTTTATAGTTTAAATATAGAATATTGGCAAAAAGAAAGAATATGGGACTATATGAATTATTATGAGGAAATAGATGTATTAAAAAATATAGCTAGTAAATATAAGTGATATTTTACAAAAAAACAATAAAATGATATAATTAATTAGGTGATATTATATACCAACAAAAAATAAAAGTAGATACAAATATAATAAAAATAAAAAATATATAAATCACGTAATAATATAATAAAACAAGGTTAAGCAATTGCTATATCTAAAAAAAGAAAAGGAAATGATAGTATGCAAGAAAATAATTATATAGGTAATACTAATGCTTTAAAATATAAAACACAAGAACAATTACAAAAAGGTATTGATGCTTATTTTAATATGTGTGATGAAAAAGAAAAACCTTATACTATGAGTGGCCTTGCATTATCATTAGGCATAGATAGAAGAACATTAATTAATTATGGAGAAAGAGATTTGTTTTTCACACAAATAAAAAATGCGAAAGCAAAAGTTGAAACAATGCTTGAAGAAAACCTCTATAGATTAGGCAATAATTCTGGTATAATTTTCAATCTAAAAAATAATTATGGTTGGACAGATAAAATAGAATATAACAATGAAGCAGAACTTTCTAAACTTGATAAAATATTAGAGGAACAAAAAAATGCCTATATGGACAATTAAACAAAAACAATATGGGTTAAATGCTAACCATAGATGGAATGTTAAAATAGGTGCAGTACGTAGTGGGAAAACATTTCAAGATAAAGAAGATATAATACCAAGAAGAATAAGAGAAAGAATTGGAAAAGATGGGTTAGTTGTTATAGTGGGTGTAACTAATTCTACTATTGAAAGAAATATATTAAGACCAATGAGAGATAAATTTGGCAGTAGTTTAGTAGGAACTATAAACAATGAAAATAAAGTAAAATTATTTGGTGAAGAATGCTATGCATTGGGTGCGGAAAAAATAAATCAAGTATCAAAAATACAAGGTGCTAGTATTAAATATCTTTATGGTGATGAAGTTGTTAAGTGGGCGAAAGAAGTATTTGATATGTTAAAATCAAGACTAGACCAAGAATATTCAATAGCAGATTTAACTGGTAACCCAGAACAAAGTACACATTGGTTTAAAGAATTTTTGGAAAGCAATGCGGATATATATTGCCAAGAATATACTATATTTGACAATACTTTTTTACCAAAAATATTTGTAGATAATTTGTGTAAAGAATATGAAGGCACAGTGTTATACAATAGATATATACTTGGACAATGGTGTAATGCAGAAGGTCTTATTTATACAAGATTTGCGAATGAACCACAAAAATATATTTATACAAAAAGAAAAGAAAATGGTGAATATGATTTACCTAGTGGAATTACTATTATAGGCATTGACTATGGTGGCACTAAATCAGGACAAGCATTTGTTTGCACTAGAATTAGTAACGATTATAAACAAGTGATTGTTTTAGGAAGTGAAAAACATTATGGAGATATAGACCCTGATGATTTAGAAAAATTAGAAATAGAATTTGCTAAAAGAATGATGTATAAATATAATTGTGATATAGATTATATGCTACCAGATAATGAGGAAGTGGTGTTAATTAGGGGTTTAAAAAGAAGAGTACAAGAAGAAAATTGGAACACAATAGTACGTGGTTGTACAAAAGAACCTATAAATGACAGAATAGATTGTGGTAGAACAATGATAGCTTATAATATATTGTCATATATAGAAGATGATAATAAAACATTTGTTGAGGCATTAAGTAGTGCATTATGGGACAATAATGCAAAAGAAGACAAAAGATTAGACGATTTTACAACTGACATAGATACAATAGATGCATGGGAATATTCTTGGTGTAGGTTTATTAAACAAATAAGTGATATGATAAATCGCAAAAGAACAGAAGATTAGAAAGGAAATGATATATGTTAAATAGAATATGGACATGGATATTAAACAAAATTTTTAAAATATCAACAGAAACAAAACCAAAAGAAGTAGAAGATAATACAAAATATGCAGTATTATATGAAAAAATAGATAATATAAATTATACAAGTATATTTGCAAACAAACTAGCAAACTATACAATTAGTGATAGTAATATAAATATTGATGGTGACACATCTAGAAGTGAATTATTAAGCAAAATAGGAACATCAATGTGGAAGAAAGGTAAAAAGATTACATCAATGGCATTTGGTTATGGTGGTGTATTCTTAATACCTTATGTAAAAGGGAAAAAATTATTTTATAATATAGTACCTCAAAATAGAGTTACAATTGATAGTACAGAGGGTGATTTAATCACTGGTATTACTGTATTAGCAGAAAGAAAAGAAATTACAAAAGGAATAGGACAAACAAAAACATATATTAGATGGACTAATTATAGATTACAAAATGGTAATTGTATAATTGAACAAAGATTTAGTGATGAAACAGGTGCAGAATTAAAAACAGTACCAGATTTTTGGAAAAATATTATGTTAAAACAAACTATTAGTAATGTTGATAGAGTATTAGCAGGATATATAAAATCACCAATTAATAATCGTAAAACAAATGATAAGTATGGTGTACCAATTACATATGGTTGTGATGCGACTATTTTAGAAATAAAAACAACATTAAAACAAATAATTCGTGAATATGAATTAAAAGAATGTTTTGTAGGTGCTGATATAACAATGTTTAATGGACAAAATGCATTATCACCAAATGGTATATATAGAAAAATAGATAGTGGAAGAGATGACTTTTTTGAAGTTTTTGACCCTAAATTTAGAGATTATACAACAAGATTACAAGAATTATATAAGAGATTAGAACATGAAGTAGGAACATCTTATGGAATATTAAGTGAAGTAAATACACAAAATGCAACAGCAACAGAAGTTAAAAGAGCAAACTATGATACATTTACTTTATGTGATGATATGAGAACTAATATTGAAAAAGGTATGGAAGATTTTTTCTATTCTTGCAATGTATTAGCAAATGCATATGAATTAACATTACAAGGTGAATATGAATTAAGTTTTGAATGGTCTTATGGTTTAATTGAAGATAATCAAACAGAATGGTCTCAATTAACTTGGGCAAACAATAAAGGAATTGTTAGTGATGTTGAAGTAAGACAATGGTTAAAACCAGATGAAACAATAGAAGAAAGTCAAAAAGCAATAGAAAAAATAAAAGAACAACAACCAAGTATAGAAGATATGTTAGGTACAAAAGAATAGGGTGATAACCTATGATAAATGAAACACAAATAGATTTATTAATTGAAAAGAGTAGTCATTAGACTATTTTTTTATTTTATGATATAATATAAATGTACAGGGAATACCGCAATTATTCCCTAGTACAACACTTATTGCGGAGGTGTATATTATGGATAGAAAAGAATATAAAAAACAATGGTATCAAAAAAATAAAGAAAAAGTAAAACATAGAACAAAAAAATATTGTGAAGAACATAAAGAAGAAATAAAAGAAAAAAGAAAAAATTATTTTAAAGAATATAATAAAAAGTATAGGCAGGAACATAAAGAAGAAATTAAAAAGTATAATCAAGAAAATAAAAATAAATTTAAACATTACAAAATTAAATACAGAAAAAATCATAAAGAATTAATACAAGAATATGATACCAAATATAAAAGAAAAAGAAAAAAAGAAGATAAATTGTTTAATATGAGCAATCAAATAAGAAATTTAATAAGAATATCATTTAAAAGAAAAAGTTATACAAAAGCAAATAAGACAGAAGAAATATTGTGTTGCAAAATGAATTATTTTATAGAATATCTTATTAAAACTTATGAAAATAATTATAATGAAAAATGGGATTGGGATTATTTAAAAAATGTTCATATAGACCATATTATTCCAATATCTATTGCTAAAAATGAAGAAGAAATAATAAAGTTAAATCATTATACTAATCTACAACTGCTTAAAAAAGAAGATAATATGCAAAAAAGTGATAAATTAGATTGGAGTTTAAATAATGTTAAGTGAAGAAACAATTAATATTTTAACTGAAAGATTAGTTAGTAGATTTGATAAATTAAATACTGAAATATTAAAAAAAATAGGTAGCAACATAAAAAAAATCAGTAAATTAACTTCATCAGATGCACATAGACTTGAGCAAATTTTGAAATATGGGGGAGATTATGAAAAAATAGCACAAGAATTATCTAAAATAACTAATTTAAGTGTAAAAGATATAAAAGAAATATTTGAATTAACGAGTAAACAAGATTTGAATTTTGCTAAACAATTCTATGATTATAGAGACGTTAGTTTTATTCCATATGAACAAAATATGGCATTAAAAAGGCAAGTTGAAAGTTTTTCAAGAATATCAATAAACGAATTTTTAACAAATACAACTATGTTAGGTTATGGATTATATAATAACAATGGAGAAATTGTTTATAAAGGCATAAGAGAAACATATAATCAATTAATAGATGAAGCAATTATATCAATTTCACAAGGTAAAGAAACATTTCAAGAAAGTATGAGTAGACAACTTAAAGTTTTAGGTGGTGGAGGATTAAGAGTTATTTATCCAACTACATATGTTGATAAAAATGGTGTAACCAAACATTATTCAAGAAGATTAGATAGTGTTTTATCAATGAATTTGCAAGAAGGATTAAGAAAATTGCATAATGCTAATCAAGAATTATTTGGAGAAGATTTTGGATATAATGGTGTTGAAGTAACGCATCACCAAAATGCAGCACCAGACCATATTGATACAATAGATGGTAAACAATTTGCTTTAATTGATAGAATACAACAACAAATTAATAATGGAATAGAAACTGAAATAAAACAAGATGATATAAGAGGAAATCAAGTAAGAGTTAAAGGAAAAATATATGATGATTTTAATGCAATTAATAATTCACTTGATAGGCAAATATCAACATTGAATTGTAGACATAGAATATTTTCAATAATAGTTGGTGTTAGTAAACCAGAATACACACAAAAAGAATTAGATGAAGATAAAAAGAAAAATAGAGATGGTTTTGAATTATATGATAAAAGGTCAGGAAAAAATAAAAAATATACAATGTATTCTGGTAGCCAACTTCAACGCAATTTAGAGAGAAAAATACGTGAACAGAAAGACATACATATTTTGGCAAAAGAGAGTGATAATACAAATTTACTTTTAGAAACACAGAGTAATATTACGCATCTTATTGCTCAATATAAAGAATTGTGCGATGTTAGTGGTTTACCTTATAAAAAAGATAGATTACGCGTTGCATCATACAAAAGAATAAATGTAAATAATTTGAAAAAATAAGCAAAGTATGATATAATTATATATAGAGGGAAGTACCCGAATTGCTTCCCTCAACACTTATTCGGGAGGTGTTATATATGATAGAAGAAGTGTGGAAAGATATTCCTAATTTTGAGGGAAGATATATGGTGTCTAATTTAGGCAGAGTAAAAAGTATGAAATATAGGCATCATAATAAGGAACAAATACTAAAACAAGAAAATAATCATAATTATAAAAGAGTATGTTTGTTTACGAAAGATGGTAAAAGACATCATTTTAGAGTGCATAGATTAGTAGCAGCGGCATTTTTACCTAATACTAATAATTATAATGAAATAAATCATAAAGATGAAAACCCTGGTAATAATTGTGTAGATAATTTAGAATGGTGTGAACATACATATAATATA